ATTCCTGGGATGCCTATGTTTTGGGATATACTACTTAGGCACTTTAATGATCCTACTGTAGCAGCTGTAGCGCCTTGCTCAAACTTTGCTTCTGGAGTGCAGAGCTTATATGAAACAGATCTTCCTTATACTTTAGATACTACAATCTTAGTGGGTTTTTGTTTAGCTACTAAGACTGAATTATTAAGAGATATAGGAGGTCTAGATGAGAATCTTACTGGAGGAGATGATGTAGATTTATCTATAAGGTTCCTTAATAAGGGAATGAGGCTAGTCTGTGATAGGACTGCTTATATCCATCATCTTGGTCAAAGAACTGGAAAGAGAGTGCATGAAGGCTTTTGGGATTCTGATGACCATCAAGAAATAATTATAAATGAGTTAATTAAAAAGCATGGAGTTAACTCTTGGTGGAGATCCTTCAACGTAGGATGGAATAAGTATGAGCCTGTTTTACTAGGGGAGCCGTCTGATGACTAAGCCTTCTATTGGAATGTTTTATAACGCAGAGATAAGACATAATGGTACTAGTAGGCGCTTTATAGAAAAGCTACATCGTATGGGATATAGTGAAGCTGGGATGAAGAGGTATAATCGTCCAGAAAATATTAATACTCATGTACCTATACAAAAGCATAACATTAATATCTTTATAGATGATGGAAGAGATGATATTAGCTGGCTACCTCCTAAACCTAACGTCGCTTATTTAATAGATACTCATCTTGGCTACAATACTAGACTTAACTGGGCAAGACATTTTGATACAGTTTTTGTAGCTCAAAAGTCTGCAGTAGAGAAAATGAAGTTTGATGGAATAGCTAATACTCATTGGCTTCCTTTAGCTTGTTCTGCAGAGTTGGATGTTACAGGTGCTGAGCTTTGTACTAGTAATGTTATAGATAAGATTCCCGAAAGAGAATGGGATGTGATATTTGTAGGATTTTTGCAGCAAGGAACTCCTGATGGCAAAGGGAATAATAGATTAGAATTCTTAGATAGAGTATTTAAAGCCATTCCTAATAGTCATCTATCTGTGGGTAAGTTCTTTTTAGATACATCTATAAGAGTAGCTAAAGCTAGAATGTCTTTAAATATATCTATATTAGATGATCTGAATATGAGATTCTTTGAGACTATGAGTCATGGATCTTGCTTAGTTACTAATAGAGATGTTCAGGGGTGGAAAGAGTTGGGATTTGAGGAAGGCAAGCACTTTGTTGGTTATGAAAGTGATGTAGAGTGTATAGATAATATTAAAAATTACTTAAAATATCCTATGGATCGAGAGAAGATAGCAAAAGCAGGACACGAACTTGTAAGAAGCGCTCATACCTATGAGCATAGAATTAACGAGATGTTAAACATAGTGGGAGTATAGAGATGGCAACACAGATTGATCTTAATAAAGCATGGAGTGAGACCACCGCGGGCACTGGGTCTGGTGCAACTGCTACTCATGCAGCTGCAAGTGGAGTGTCCCATGTTGTTACTCATATCTCTGGGCACTCGGACAAAGATGCTACTCTTCAGTTAAAGGATGGGAGTACTGTTATAGGAGAATGGTCACTGTCTCCACCTTTTTCATTCTTACATTTTGACGATGATGCAGCTGGGACGAAAGTTCTTCTTAGAGCTGGAGACACATTAATAAACTCTATAGATATACACAATGTTACAGCAGCAGATGCGTTTCTTCTGCTTTTTGATGCAGCCGCTACGGGGGATGTGAACTTGGTTGCTAATGGTGGTAGTGCAACTGCTAGGAATTATGTGATTCCAGCCACTGCTAATGCTACAGTTGGGAGAAGTTTTTCTGTGCCTCTTTTCTTTACCTTAGGAGTTGTTTACGCGTCTGTTACAGCTACAGATGGAGAGACAGGAGCTGCTCAGGATTTATCTATAGGCTATTCAACCGCTAAACATTCGGCTTCTGAGACCTCTCAAAGTGGTCTTTGGGCTTGTACCCCAGGAAATGCAGTTAACGCTGTTATCTCAAGTAGCACCTCAGATTGTCAAGTGAACATTGCAGGTTTTAGTATCTAAAAACTCTAAAGGGAGAACAGGGCTATGGCAGTTTTATTAGATTTCGAGAGGGAAGTTGAGGTTGAGAACAAGGACTATGAAAAGGGTGTTCCTCTTCAACTGACTGTTGATCAGAAGAGTGAAGTCGTGATGACCAAGTATATTAGCACAAACAACCTGGTGGCAGACTTTCAGCCAGATGGGGAGTGGATACACCAGGTCACGGCTGATGTCGGTGGGGGTAATAGAAGGGAAAGGCTGCTGGCAAATGCAAATGGAGAGCCTCGAGGGCTACAAATAGATGATGGTATTTATACTACTTTGGTGGGAACTATGGACGGCTTGGTAGGCATTCTTCCTGGAAGACCTCCAATGAGTGATGTTGAAGTGGACGCTTACACAGATCAGACTGGAGAAAGTGTTCCTCTTTATCAGCAATGGAACTTTCGGGTTAGAGACGCATTTATTACTAACGGTCCGGAGGCTCGCGCGAACTTGGCTCGTAGCGAAGATCAGAAGAGAGCTTCTAGCCAGGCTGATATGTATGAGGCCTTTAAGGAGATGTACCAGGCTGGTAGTGAGCAACAGTCTGAGTTGTTTGGTCAAATGCTATCTTTCTTCAAGCAGAACGAGGAGAAGGAAGGAACTCCATCTATGGAGCAAGTAATCGACGCGGCTAAGGGAGCCAAAAAGGAGAAGTAGTATGTCCACCTTTCGAGAGATCATAACTGATGTTCTCGCTTACTCTGGACAGTCTAGGGGAGGTGTATTTGAAGCTCTTGTTAAGAACCAGGTAAACTTCGCGTATCGAAGGGTTCTTGACAGCGGGAAAGTCCCTCATGAGCATCGCGAGTTCTCGCTTACTTCGGTCGCTGATATTAGTAAGTACGGACTTCCGCTTTATGTAAGGAAAGTTCTGAATATAGAAGATCCAACGACTCCGCGGTTTGTCTATATGGATACTGCTAGAGGGTTTGACAAGAGGAATCCAGGGGCCACGGAGAGCACTACTCCCTCCAGCGCTTATCCATATGGAGCTAGAGGGGTTCAGAAGTATCCTAATAGTGATGGGGTCTTAAAATATTATAGTGATAGTACAGCTGACTCAGGAAGTAGTTTTAAGTTAAGATTCACTGGGTTTAATACTAGCGGAGTTTTGGTCACAGAGGAGAAGGCGCTAAGTGGGACAGCTTCTGTTGATACAGCTACTAGTTGGGATTCGACTTTAGGAATTGAGAGAATAACTAAGGTTCCAGCTGCTGGTTCTACCTTTACTGGAAATGTTACTGTTACAGACGATGACGATAATGTTATCTCTGTGATTCCTGTCTGGTGGGACTCTCCAGATTATCAGTGGATTGAGTTCGATCCCATTCCTGCCGCAGCTATTACTTATACTATTCGCTGCGAGATGCGAAAGCCTCCTCTTGTGAATGACACAGACTGGCCTGAGTTTGACCAGGACTTTCATGACCTTTTGATATGGGGAGTTACACAGGATCTTCTACCAACCCTTGGAAAGGCGGGTGTTGCTGATAGGCACCGAACAACTTTCGAGTCCAGGATGGAGGAGTTTACTGGGGATAAGAACTCTCAGCCGGCGTCCTTGTATGTCTTTGGCAATGTTCAGAATAGAGCTGGAGTTAGAAATAGGCCTTTGGCTCCTTATATTGCAGGTGTAGATATAGGACTAGTTAGCTAATGACTGAAGTTTTTAGAGTTGCGCCAGAAGCTGTAACCTCAGGTACATTCCTGATTAAAGGACAGAAATCAAGATGGAAATATCCTAATCCAAACTTGACTCCTGATTACTGTGAGGTTCTTACTAATGTTAATATCTCGGAGGAAGGTATAGCAAAGACTAGATTTGGATATGTTAAGTATAGTTCCACGATACTACCTGGAGGTGAGATGGCCTCTGGAATGTGGCAGGGGACATTTGCTGATGGAACTACTAGGCAGGTAGTTATTACTGATAATGAAGCTTACTCAGCTCCTGGAGGTGCGGCTTCTAGAAGTGAAATTACTGGAACTAACTTTACTGGTGGTAATGAGGATCGCTTTGAGTTTGTCTTTATTAAAAATAAGCTAGTAATGAACAATGCTGTGGACCAAGTTCGTACTTGGACTGGCTCCACTAGCTCGAACACTACTGACCTTACTGGAATGCCTTGGACTAAGTGTCAGGGAATCTTTACTCATAAGAATCTTATGCTGGCCTGGGGAACTACTGAGGGAGGGACTTATTATCCTACTCGAATTCGCTGGTGTGATATTAACAGAGAAACATTTGAGGTGGATATAGGAACTTGGATAGCTAAAAACAGATATGAGATCTATGATGGAGGGCCTAAGATTGTAGCGGCTTGTGATGCTTGGGGAATGGCGCTGATATTCAAGGAGGATGGCCTTTATCCTGGGGCTATAGTGTATGATCAGCTTGGGCATTTAGATTATCAGCTGGGAGAGCCCAGGCGTGGATTTACGCCGATATCTAAGAGTCTTGCGGTTCGTCCTGAGTTTGTGGCTGGGGTAGCTCGTGAGGGGCTATTTATTATTACTCCTGATCTTAACTTTCGTATTGTTAACTTAGATGATCTTGGATCTAAGAATGGTTGGTTTAGTCTTAACCAGGATAGGATGCAGTATGCTCATCTTTTTGTGAGGGAGAATGATCATCAAGTAAGGGTTCTGGTATCTAGCTCTGGTAATACTTCTGGTCATGACTATGTAATGGTGTGGGATTGGGAGACTGGGGATATATGGTTTGACTTGATAACTAACCCTATGAATTATGCGAGAAGCGTAACTATTGATTCAGAAGAGTTGGACTGGTTTGGAAGTGTTAACGGTTATGTGTATAAGGGGAATAAAAGTACCTATATTACAGATGATGGAACTGGGTATTCTTGGCGAATAAAGATGTCCCCTAATGATCTAGGGTTACCAGGGAAGGTCAAGCACGTACTTAATGTTCAAACTATATATAATAAACGGAAGCAAGCCAGTGATGTAGAGCTTAGAGTATATATAGATCAAGGAAAGGGGTCAACTGTCCTAGACTCGTTTAATGCAGGCGCTGAGTACTCTTGGGATACTGGTGTTACTTGGAATACTGGAAAGCTATGGCCAGGGGCAGAGAGTAGAAGGGCAAGTACTTTTGTTAATAGAATATGTGAGACTATAGCTCCAGAGTGGACTTCTTCAAATCCTGCTAGTATAGTAGGGTATATAGTCGAGTATATACCTTTAGAGGGTTAAAACTCTGTAACAATTTGTTAGGGAGATGATAGTATGGCAACGGTAACTCGTCCAACAACTCCTCTGCCAGATCCTGGCGATGAGATGGATGCTGAGCAGGTAAGAGACTGGATAAACAATGTACTTACCTTCTTAGAATCTACTAATATAGATGAGGCAAATGTAGATTTAACCAGCACCGATGGTATAATGGGCAAGTCCACTGCCCAGACCATGACTGGAAAGAAGGTCTTTGAATCGACCAACGCTGCAGCTGCAGGAATAGTTGAGGTTGCGGAATTTGGTCTTAATCCTGCTAGCGGCACAGCTGCAGATAATGATGGCGGAAGAGTAGTCCTTTACGCAGATGATGATGGAGGTAATGCTACTGATTTAGTAAATCTTGATTGGGTGCTGACAGATGCGTCTAATGGTTCAGAGGATGCTGAGTTTAGAATAAGAGCATTAAAAGCTGGAACCATGACGGAGTTTATTACTGCCGGGTCAACTGCTGCAGGAGCAGGAAGAGTTGCAGTGACTGGGGACTTAACGGTAGCTTATGATTCGGGAGAGTATGTAACTCATGCAGTTAGTGCCGCTGGTGTGTACAGTATTACAACTACTGATGATTCCAGTGACTCTGGGGCTATAACGCTAGATACTGTTGATTCTATCACGCTTGATTCAGACACAGCCACTGAGGGTATTGTCTATGCAGATGGAGGGACTAATCTTTTAAGGATTAGTAACTCCTCAAGTGATGTAGTCATTAAGCCCCTAGTGGACGCTAAGGATATAATCTTTCAGCAGTATGATGGGACTGAGGTTCTTAAGGTAGATGACGATGCTTCCGTTAAGGTTGGTGGAGGTTACGGCAGTACGGGAGTAACAATTTCTACTGCTGGTGTAATTCAAGCAAATGGTGCTATAACTAGTGATGGAGCTGTGACAGGGGCAACACTAGCAGGTACGATTTCTACCGCAGCTCAGAACTCTATTACGTCTGCTTCTTCCCTAGCAACTGTTGGAACTATAACTAGTGGAACATGGTCTGGAGTTATTGACGGCTCTGCTACTATGACTTTGGGATCAGATGCTACAGGAGATATTTACTACCGCGATGCTAGTGGATTCTTAGAGCGGCTGGCATCTGGGGCTGATGGTACTGTGCTAACAGGAACAGGAGCTGGAGCAATTCCTGCGTGGGAATCTCCAACAACTGGTGATATTACCAGTGTAGTCGCTGGCGTAGGACTGTCTGGTGGCGGTACTACAGGTGACGTTACTCTTACTCTGGATATATCAGAGCTAAGTACTGTGACTCCTGCTGATGGAGACTTCTTTGCTACTTTAGACTCTGATGGGGCTAATGAGCAAAAGACTACAACCACTGCGCTAGCAACATTATTTGCAGGCGCGGGAATGACAGCTTCAAGCTCTGTGCTGAATGTTATCGGTGGAGATGGCATTACAGCTAACTCCAATGATGTGGCTATAACAGCCGCGCAGACTACGATAACGTCTATTTATAATACCAGCTTGAAGATGGGCCGCGATAGTCAGAACTTGATTGACTTCGCTACTACGGATGATAAGATCATTCTTAGAGTAGCCAATGTTGATGAGGTTGAGTTAGTAGCTAACACGTTACAGCCAACAACGAGTGACGGCGTTGCATTAGGTACAGGTAGTCTAATGTGGTCAGACTTGTTTCTGGCCAGTGGATCTGTTGTCAACTTCCATAATGGTGACATAACACTTACCCACTCATCAAATACACTAACAGTAGCTGGCGGTACTTTCGCAACAGCGGCACTTACGGGAACAACTATTGACGCTTCGACAGATTTTACTATTGGCGATACCGTAATAACTGATGGCGTTATCACTGATACGTCAGGCTTGTCGATAGCAGCGGCTGTGGACTTAGGCGCGAACACCCTCACTACAACTGGCAGTCTGCAAGTTCGGACTATCGACTATAGTGATGGTGATAATGCGATAACGATAGCAGATGGGGGTGCCTGTACGTTTCCTCAAACTGGGACATTTAGTGGATTGCTTGCCGCTGCTACGATGACACTATCCAGCACCTCGACTATATCAGGCGATATGACGTTTGCCGATAATGTAAAGGTCACGCTTGGCACGGGTGGCGATGCGGATCTCTACTATGACGGGACCAATACTATCCTCCTGCCTGCGGTAGAAGGTAGCGGAGGAGTTGTGATAGGGTACACCGAGCAGGCCAATAACTCTGGTGGTAGTGGTCAGTCTTTCGATGTATATGGTACGGGTTGGCCGACGATGCAGGTCAGCCAATTCAGTGA